AAGTGTAGTAATTCTGGGGGTTTCTCATATTGCTCTAAACACATAGGATCATATCGTGAAGTATTAGTAGTCATTAGATAATACTATACCATAATACTATATGTTCAACCTATTAACAAAAGTTAATATTCATAAATACCCCTCCGCTGTGTGGAGTAATCCCTATACATAGATGCAAAACTGCGTTTTGGGGGGTGGGGTACTCTTTTTGTTCACCTTTTGTTCTTCTTTTGTTTTCTGTGGTGGTGGGTGCTTCTCTATTGATAGGGAAGGACAAAGAATATCAACTAATATGTTATGATCTTTATTAATTGCCCTTGTGTGTGCGTGTGTGTGTGCTTAAAGGGATAATTCAAGCTAATGTTAAGCTAATTAACTGATCCATTACCACCATTGTTGTTGGTTGGTTTGTCTATATGTAATGTATGTAATAGGTGGTTAAGTTCTTGACGCAAATCTGTATCACTTCTTTTAGTTGTTATATCCTCTATCTGTGTGGTGTTGCTGGTGTGATGTCCTGTTCTATCTAGTAAAGAGTTCACCGCTTGAAGTCTTGTGCTTGGTGGTATCTTATTATCTTCTATTAGTTTTTTTAGAGTTTCCACCGCAATTGGAACTGAAGCTGTTAAATTCTTTTTCACAGCTTCATCTATGTTTGTTTGTAATCTTTGCCTTAATTCATATCCTTGTTGCTTTGCTGTCTTTTCTGAATATCCACTTAATTTTGCACTTTCTGTTGCGTTCCCTGTAATAGTAAAGTTTTCAACAAAAGATTGTTCCATTTTTGTAAGTATTTTATTAGTCATTTTGAGTTATATTCCAGCTTTCATAGTAAAGCCAATATTAGAACATTATGTGAACAAAATCAATTAATTATTTATTTGACATCTATTTAATAATAGTTAAATTATTAACTTATGTTAATTAAACTAATAAAAGGAGTTTATTATGTTAAGTAAAAAACACTTTGAAGCTATTGTTAAAATACTAGCTGATAATAAATATAAAGAGCATACAGATTTATTAAATGATTTTTGTGTGTTCTTTAAATCTGAAAATCCTAATTTTAGTAATGAAAGATTTTTAGACAAATACAACAAATTAACAGCTTTGATTGATGTTAAAAGAATTAAACAATCTTTTCCAAAATACATCACTCAATTTGAAAGACCAGAAGTTGCATATAAAAATGCTGTTAATACATTAAAGAAAAGGGCTTTTAAATAATGTTTAATAATCATTATACTATTATTAAAAATGGTCTTTATACATTAAAGACTAAAAATGAAACTATTTCAGGGTGGTCATATCTTGACTGCCTTGTTAAGTTAATCAAAAAACCTATTCCTATTAAATATGCTAAATGGACAACTAAAGAACGATTTAATTGGATTGAACAACAACAGAAGGAAGGGCAATAATATGACACAACAAGCAAAAAAAGAAGATTTTTATATGCGAGATCATATCAAAGCATTTGAAAATGCAAAAAAGAAGGGTTTAAATAAACCTTCTGAATATATGTATATGTATTCTAAAGATAACAAAGATTATTTTAAAAACATTAATTTTAGAAATTATATAAACTTTGTACAATAACAACTAAAGGAAGGACAATAATATGATTGAAAAATACAAAATAATTAAATTTAGAAAAAGTGGAACTAAAAAAATTATGGAAAAAAACCTCACTTTAGATGAAGCTAAAAGATACTGCAATAGACCAGATACTAGGGGAAAAAATTGGTTTTGTGGTTTTACTAAACAATCAATGGAAGGGCAATAATATGACTAAACTACACCACACAGAATATAAAAAGAATTATAAAAAATATATTCTTGATACTATTGAAACTGATAATGATGATAAACCAATTAAAACCGATAATGATAAAATCAAATATATTTTTGATCGGTTTAATTCTGAATATGGTTTTATGATTGATAGAGTTGGAAAACAAAAAGCCATGTCCGAGTGGTTAAGTGGTCTAGCTTTAGATATTGAATATTATTATGATGACATTGTTAAATTAGCAATAAAAATGGGTTCAATAGATGAAAACCCCAATGATAAGTTAAGAAATAGAGTTGAACAAGGGTATTTTGATTTTATGGCTAATATAATATTAGGATTTGAACCAAAATGGAAGGAAGTTAAATAATGATTAAAGCATTTTATTTTGCGTTGCATTTTGTTGCGTCATTTTTAGGTTTAATTATAATGATACATGCACCAGACTTATTTTGGGTTGGTTTTAGCATGTTCATATTTTTTATAATAAAATTTTTCTTAATGAAGGATAATATAATATGACAGAAGGTTTTTATACTCATTTTTGGGAAAGTGGTCTTATTGATGATGACACCGAACAAAAATGTTTAGAACAATCAAATTGTAAAATAATGAGAGAAACTAAAAACTGTATTTTTGTTTATGATGATTATAATTTACAGAAATTTTGGGTTAATAAATCAAATTGTTTAAAATTAGATAATAATTATTTACAAGAAATATATTTACATGATACCTTAAAAAAACACATAACTAAAAAAGATATGAAAAATTATTTTTTTGTAAATGATGGATTTGTGCAAAAAGAAAGTTATTTTGATTATGCTTGAAACCTTACAGATATTTATTGAAGCACCTATTGAATTAAGAACAATTATTTTAGCTAGTTTGATAATGGGCATTTATTCGCATTTTAAAAAGGAAGGAAAAAAATGATAACAAAAACACATTGGAATGATGAGGGATTACATAAATTTTATGGGCATAATAATAATGGTCTTATTTGGGGTATTAATTACATTGATGAAGATTTAGACCAAACTGTTGATTGTGAGTGGTTTAAAACAAGACAACAAAGAAATAAAAGATTTACAATAGCATTAAAGGAAGGAAAAAATGACTAATTTATATTTAACAGATTTTAAACAAGAACAAGACAAAGATGAAATTTATAGGCAACATCAATTAAACAAACTTGATAATGCCATAGATAGTCTTATTAAATGGAAAGAAGATCATAGATTTTGTTTAATAGGTGAAGAAGTAAAAACCTTAAACAATGTCATTGAAAGACTTACTGATACATTGATAGACTTTAAAGATAACAACAACAATGAAGGGAAGGTGTAAAAATGAGTAATTTATCAACTCATGTAAGACAAGAAAAACCTAGACCAATGAATAAGGAAGATAAGGAATATTGGCGACAAAAAGTTTCCGATAAACTTAAATCTAAACGATCTGACTTAAACTCGGTCTTTGAAAGTGATATACAAAAGATGAAAACTAAAAAATGGAAGTCTTTTATAAAATCACTTAATCTTGAAACTAGACTATCAACTTATGCTTTTTATATGAAGGACTATTGGAAGTTCAAAGATGAAAAAGATAAGATTGAACGAGATAAAAAGCAAAAGATGTACAATGCTTATGAAAAAATAAAAGATAAGATTGAACATTTTGCTAAAATGCGACAATGGGAAGATAGTTATAGAGATAGTTCTGGTGAAGATGATGATAGAGATAAAACAAGCAAAGTTATGAAATACCTTGATGATGTTTGTTATGCCGAGTGTAAAAAGCAATTTCAATTAACTAAAAAAGCCAAGACTTTAGTTGATTTAGATAATACAGAAGATTTGCTAATAGACGCATTACATATCTCTAATAGTGATCCTGCTATACTTGGATTAATTAAATTTCACTTACAAAAAGTAGGTGTAAATAATTTAGGTATATTAGATGTGAATATGGATAAGTTTAAGCAATTAACAACATAAATGATTATATATGGTAAGGCGATAAGACATAAAATGTTTAAAAGAATAATAGTAGTTATTTTTATAATAATTTTAAGTTTAGTCGCCTTATCTTGTGGTAAGGATTTTAATTTTGATCCTAAAACTTCTACTCTTAAATATTTATTTAAAAAGAATAAAAAATAATATCTCAAAATAGGCAACATCACTTTTTATTACAATGTCAATTAACAATTATTTTTTCTAAATCGTTCTACTATTCAATAAAAATATTTTTTTGAAAGTTTGATTTGTACATAGTTGTCGCACCAATTATTAAACACCCAAAACTTTCAATCGCTTACTATTTAATAAACTGATCGCAAAAAAAATTTCCAAAAACCGAGTATGATATACTAGGGTAATTATAAATTTTAATAGATTTATAATTTAGCTATTTTACATTGTGAATATTGATTAAGTAAGTAGTAGAAAGATAAGGTCTTATGACTAAACAATTCTATCTATGCTTTATTCCTATATTAAAGATAGGCAAAACAACATTAAAAAATAATTTGTTTGTTAGTCTTAATAAAGAAAGTTGGCATGAAGTTAAATATAAAAAAGATATGGAAAAAACAATAGACATAGAAGACTATGACAAAGTTGAAAAACTTTTTAAACCTACAAAAGATGGGTTTTTAAAAATGTCAATAAATATTAGGGGTTTGCGACAATGGAATAATTGGAAAACACCTAATATAAAAACTATAAAATAACTACACTAATCAATATTCCCTTGTAAAGTAGTCAATCTTTCTAATTTATATTCCTTTTTATTATTAGCTTTAGTTCTATTAGAAATAAAATCATATTCGTCAAAATGTATTCCGTGATAATGTGATCCTTTTCTTTTAATTTGCCTATTCATAGCTTCTATTCTTTTATCTTTCCATGATTTTAATGACATTGATTACAACACCCCACTAATTTTAAATTTTCTTCTAACAATGCTTTTTGACTACCCCATTTTTTTGTAAAATCTTTAGGGCTATAATGATAACTTTCTTTACTATGCCTATGGTGGATCGCACACAAGCCAATCACTTCATAATTACTTGCTTTTTTTCCCATTTTACTTTTTCCTTTTTCTTTAATGTGGTGTAGTTCACAAGGTGATTTAGGAAAACCCATTTTATGACATATAATACACCCAAATTCTGCAATAGAGTTCATGTGAGATTTTTCGTGTTTTGATACCATTATAAAACCACCACCAACATATATAAAGATAGTAAAATCATAAAAGTTAAAAATGTAAATATATATGTAAAAACTTTATTCATTAAACTAGACACCTAAATAATAACCTTTTTAATTTAGGGTTATTAGTTAAAACAATAGCAAATTGTTCTGTTAATAATGCTGATTTTTCTTCCCCAATTAAATTAATATTCGTTTCATTAAGATAACATATTACATGCCAAATTTCATGGAATAATATTTTTCCTAACATTTTTTTTGAAAGTTTAGGGTTAATATGTAGGGTTAATTTACTAGGATCAAATATACCAAAACAATCTTCGTACTTTTCCCATATTATTTTAATAGTTTTTCTTTTATATTTGATACTACTTATTCCCATATTTCTTATATTCCTTCATTTGACTTATTGTTTTTGTTTTCCATGCCTCAAAGTTCATATCAACTAATTTTTTTTTCCATAATAAATTAGATTCATTTTCAATAGCGATAGCCAATGCTTTAATATGATTTTGATATTTAGGATCAGCCCTAGCTTCTCGTTCTTGTGCGTTCACACTTTCCAACTTTCCTGTATTAGATGAAATCATGTGGTCTTTCATTAAAGTTGCTAATAGGATTTTTCTATTATTATCTAATAAAGATAATTGCCCTTTAGCTTTAGCATGATCTTCGCCTAGTTTTCTTAATTCTTCCATTTTTTGTTCTAGTACATCTTCACTCATTTTTTTACCTCTATTGTTTCATCTACTTGACTAAATAAACTATTAGGATAATCTTTATAAAAATTATCATTTGCTTGTTTAATGCTCTTTGCATTTGTGAAATAATATTGACAAATAGTTGTTTTTTTTTTATCAAATATTAATCTATTAGGTGCATAAATTATCTTATACATTTAACTCCCTTACATTTTGAGATTTAGCCCTACGAATATTACAATGTTGTATAAAATTCATTACATCTTTTCCTGTGGCTATCGGAAAAACTTTTTTACTA